TGGCGGGTGCTTGATGCTCAATACTTCGGAGTTCCCCAACGACGCCGTCGAGTCTTCATTGTCGGATGTCTTGGAGACGCAGGGAGATCACCTGAAGAAATACTCGCTATCGCCGAAGGCCGCGCAAGGTATCTTGAGAAGAGCAACGCGCCGAGGAAAGGTTCTGCCGGTGCCACTACAGAGCGCCTTAGAGACGGTCGCATCACAGACACCTTGACAGTTGCAGACCTGACAAAATCACAGACATCAAATCAAGCAGTCAATTCAAATCTTTTGCAGGTTTCCAATGTGGTTCGTCAAGAGTAAGCGAGCGCAAACAAGTGACGATGACGAAACTTGGGTTGCGGGGGGGGTCGTGCCGACATTGAATGCTTTTGATTGTGGAGATACAAGAGCGACGGTCTTAATTTTTGAAGCAACACGAGTGGAAGATGTGAGAATTTATGAGAACTATTGTCCGACAGTTGCACGATATTGGGGAACAGGGGGAGCTCGTGTGCCTTATGTGTATGCGATACAAGGAACTGTGATAGGTCGCAGTGATAATGCAGGGCCACAAGGAAAAGGCTTTGCAGATGATGGAGAACCGATGTTCACATTGGATCAAGTAAGTGGTCACGGAGTTGCGATGGCATTTGATAGTTACAATCAAAGCGTCAGTGAAACTTCACAGACAATTCGCAAAGGTCAAGCAGGCAATGACCATGTCGGAATGGTGATGGAGAAATCAGTCGTGCGTCGCCTGACACCGACAGAGTGCGAGAGGTTGCAAGGATTTCCTGACGGATGGACAGAGGGCCAAGCCGATTCGCACCGCTATAAACAAATGGGCAATGCGGTGGCGGTGCCGGTTGTCCAATGGATTATTGACAGACTTGTGAAGTAGAAGAAAGGGAGCAATGACGGGGGAAATCTTACGAACAGCGCTTGAGTTCGCTGCCAATGACATCTGCGCCGTTCCTGTGGCAACAGATGGAAGCAAGCGACCGGCACTGACGAATTGGAAGCAGTATCAAGAACGCTTGCCCGTCCCGCAAGAATTGTTGACCTGGTTTCAATCGGCAGAAGGGGTCGGTGTCATCTGCGGAAAAGTCAGTGGCAACTTGGAGATGTTGGAATTAGAAGGCAGAGCAGTTGCCGACAAGTTACACCTTGACCTCAAAGAGATGGCACACAAATCAGGTCTTGGCGATGTATGGGATCGCATCAATGCCGGTTATGTTGAAGTCACACCGTCAGGCGGTTTGCATTGGCTCTATCGAATAGATGGCGAAGTTCCTGGCAACACCAAACTTGCCCGTCGCCCTGGCGAAAATGGCGGCATTGATGTTCTCGCCGAAACGAGAGGCGAAGGTGGCTTTGTCATTGTCGCACCGACCAATGGCACCTGCCATCCGTCAGGCGGAGCGTGGACAATGCTCGTCGGCGGGCCGAAGTCAATCCCGACCCTGACGGTGCCTGAGCGCGATCAACTCCACAAATTATTCGTCACCTTTGATGCTATCCCTAAGCACGAGTCCATCACTGAAGACATCAAGCAACGAGTTGAAAGCTTGACGCCAGGGGATGACTACAACGCCAAGGTCAGTTGGGAGCAGATTCTTGAGCCTCTTGGATGGTCGAAGGTCTACACCACTCGTGACAAAGTCACCGCATGGCGACGACCTGGCAAGAATGAAGGGGTCAGTGCCACCACCAATCATGCAGGCAATGACAAGTTCTTTGTCTTTTCAACAAGCACACAGTTTGAAGCAGAGCGATCCTATTCAAAGTTCGCAGTCTTCACACTCGTTGAACACGGCGGAGACTTCGCAGCATCTGCCCGCGCCTTACGCTCTCAAGGCTACGGAGAAGCACGCAAGGAATTGGGAACCTTAGAAGTCCACTCACCGAGCCTTGTTCAATTACACAATGAAGATGGCGAGGTCATTGAGTCATCGTGGATACCGAAGCAGATTGAAGAGACTGATCTTGATGACGAGAACCCGCCATCTATGCTCAAGAGAGAAGATGGGAACTGTCTGCTCTACGCAGGCAAGGTCAACGCCATCTTTGGTGAGAGCGAATCAGGCAAGACTTGGATTGCACTTGAGGCCATCCGCCAAGAGTTAGCGAAGAACAACATCGTCTTTTATCTTGATTTTGAAGATTCGGCTCGATCCATTATCAATCGCCTCAAAACCTTGAAGGTGCCGACCGATAAGTTCAAGCTCTTTCGTTATGCCAACCCTGACGAGCCATTGGGTGAGGGCATCGGTGAAATTATGCGCACCCAAATCATGGCGTATCTGCCGACTTTGATTGTCGTAGATGGTGTCAATGCCGCGATGAACCTGCTCGGACTTGACCTAGAGAAGAACAAAGATGCCACTACCTTCTCACAGAAGGTCTTGAAGCCCTTAAGAATCGGCGGAGCAGGCATTCTCACCATTGACCATGTCACCAAGAGCAAAGACAACCGAGGCAACTACGCCATCGGCGCACAGGCTAAGAGAGCCGATATTGATGGCGCGGCCTTTGCGGTGTCAGTGGCGATGCCATTTGGCAGAGGCATTGACGGCGCCTTGGACATTACTTGCACCAAGGATCGTCCTGGCTTTGTCCGTGCCATCTGCCCTGACGCCAAGACGGTCGGCGTCGCCAACCTGCGCTCGTTGCCTGACGGCGGCATCTCGGTTTCCATATCAGGTGGAATTGTCAAAGTATCCACACGAGAGCAGAAGATGGAAGCAGTCTGCGAGCTACTTCGCCGGTGTGGGTATGAGATGGGCAGGAATCAGATTGCCGATCACCTTCGAGAGGAAGGGCATGGAATGAAGGATGCCGAGCTGAAATTTGTTATGGAGAGTCTTGTGAGCAATGGTCATGTCACCTATCGCAAAGATGGACAGAAATATCTTTACGGGTATCAGTCCGACTTCTTTGCCAATGATGTTAAGCCTTGGACTCCTAATGAGTAACTGTTTCCCTGTTTCCCAACTGTTTCCCACTATTTCGGGAAACACCACCGACTCGAGCGTGCCAACTGTTTCCCCGTTTCCCCCCTATAAGGGGGGAACGGGAAACAGGGCAACGGTCACCCCGAGGCAATAGATGAATCAAGATTTCAAGCCAATCAACTGTTCAAGGTGCGGCGCCCTCATTTGGGCAGGTATCTCGTGGGCAGGCTTTGCTCGCAGACTTGATACCCCGAGACTGACCATTGAGGAAGAAGTCATCAAGCGCCTGTCGGGTCTGATGACCTACGAGCTACACCGCACTCGAGTTTCCTTTGAAGCGGTGGAGAGAAGTCTCAATCGCATCAGGTGGGCCGCACCGAACAAAGACCGAGTCATTCTTGCCGATCACACCTGCCAAGGATGGCGACTCTTTGAATCTGAGCCGCCTTCATATTGGTCAAAGTTATCCACAGTCCTATCCACAAGTCAGGAGCCTGCCTTCTAATGCAATGCAATGTCTGCAAGTCTGAGATTGAAACCGAATGTCGCAGTTGCTTCGGCCGCTTGAGGGCCATCTTGAAAGAGTTGCCACAGTTGCAATATGAGGCGGGCTTTTACCTTGAGCCATCTCGCACCGGCAGTGGCGCCGTCACCGCCGAACGCTCTATTGGGATCAATGTCAATGCCCTTGATTTCTCAATGGCGACCGACCTTTTGGCAATCCTGCACAGTTGGGAGTCAATCATCAGGCGCGAGAGGGCGCTGACACTGCCTGCCTTTGTCATTAAAGAGCCGACTACTCATTCCGAAGTCTTGGCGACTTGTGAGTTCCATATCGCCCACTTATCGTGGACATTGCAACAACCATGGGCATTAGACTTTGCAGGGGAAGTATGGGGCTTGCATGCTCGGGGGCGTGCGGCTGCCAAGAAGTTCAAGGAACAGGCAAGGCGCATTCCCTGTCCGACTGATGACTGCAAGAGATTTGTTGTCATTGATGTTGAGCAGTTGTCGCAAGATGTCAGTTGCTTTGGATGCAAACAAAGTTGGTCTGTCTTGAGATTGGTGGCATTGGCAATGAGTAATCCGAACCGCAGATTCTTCCTTGATGTGGAAGCCATCTCTGCCTGGCTACAAATGACACAACGCGAGGTCTATCGGTTAGTCAAGAAGTTTGATATTGAGAAGCGCGGATCAACTTACGACCTGCAAGCGATTATGAAAGCAAAACAACAAAATGCCTAGAATGTTGTCAAGCTTCTATGCTACGCTTGCGCTATCAGAGTTCCCTATCTCGGAACAATCACTCAACGAAATTGATGAAGCTCTTGGTCACGCATCAAGAGCGCGAAACCTTCCTCACTACACCACGCGCCAACGCGCCATTGTTGACGAGTTTATAGATGATTTGCTCGATATACGATGGGAGTTGACGCAGTGCTAAACATTTCAATTAGCATCGGTGATGTTGAGACAGAACTTACAACGGATCAAAACCTTTCCTTTGATGCCATTGAGACATTGTTGAATCGCGCAGTTGCTGCAACTCTTCAATCGTATCTGTCACTTCCTACTGAGGATCGTCTTGCAAGCTTCGGAACGGATGATGACGATGAAGAGGAAGATTCAGACTGATGACTTTGTCACCTGTCGAATCTGTAAGCAAACTAAAGAACCACTCTTCTTCCCATTTCAGAACAAAGCAGAAAACAAACGACACACAATATGCAAAAGATGTCGTCAATATCATCGCGCAATAATCAATCTTTCAGTTGAAGAATATGAACAACTTTTAGAACAACAGAACAACTGTTGTGCGATTTGTGGAATACATAAAGACGAACTCAAAGTGAAACTCTATGTTGATCACAGTTACATCACGCATCAAGTGCGTGGATTACTCTGTCACAAATGCAACAGTGGATTATCATTCTTCAAAGATAACCCTGCCCACCTTGCGATGGCTATTGAATACTTAGTGAGAAACGATGGCATTACTTCCTAGACCTTGTTCGCAATGTGGAACTGTTGTTCGCAATTCGCATTTGTGCGCACAATGTAAGCGCAAGAGAGAAGCACTGCGGCCATCTCGTCAAGAGCGTGGATATGATTACAAGTGGCAAGAGTTGTCAAAGCTCGCTCGGCGGTTGCAACCATTCTGTCGCATTTGTCACTCGGCATTTGACCTGACGGCGGATCACATAATTCCACTTAGTCAGGGCGGATTGAATACCTTGTCGAATGTGCAAGTTCTTTGTCGTTCTTGCAATTCATCATTAGGAAATAAATCAAAAAAGAATTAGGCCCCCACCGGCACTTCTCGGTATGGGTAAAAAGTGCAGGAAACGAGCGCGTAAAGCACA